TTAACAGATTCGACTAATTTATTATTTTCTGGTAATTGGAATGATATTACTAATACACCAACTACTATTGCAGGATATGGTATTACGGATGCTTTTTCTGGTAGTTATACTGATCTTACAAATAAACCTACAATTCCGACAGTTCTTACAGATTTAAGTATTAGCGACGGGACAGGCGGACATTATCTACAAACAGATGGTGCAGGTAATTTTACTTTTGCAGAAGTTTCTGTAACACCATCAAATGATCACGATAGTACTGTATATTACACACATGGAAACTTTGGTTCTGCAACTGATAGTAGATCTGGAAAATATATTTTTAGAGGTATAACAACAGATTCTACTGCAACAGAAATTTTTATAGGAGGAGTAAATGCATCGGCTTTAGATTTTAATGATAATTCTATTAATACTGTTTCTATACTGGTAACAGGAACAAGAACTACAACAATAGGTGGTGCATCTTTTAGATTAGAAGCATGTTATCAAAATTCTGCAGGAACATTGTCGTTGGTAGGTAATGTTAATAAAACTAAAATAGGGTCAACAAATGTTGTATATGATGCTATACTAGATATAAACACAACAACTAATAAAATGAGATTAAGATGTAAAGGCAATGCCGGTCATAATATACGATGGATGGCTTTAGTTGATACAGTAGAGGTATCACAATGAAATATTTAATTAATTTATATAATACAGTATCTGATGCACAATTGGTAGCTGATAGGTTAAACATAACTGGCGAAGTATTGCCGTTTCTTAAAATTATACATGTAGAAGATCCGTCACAAGAACAAGTAGATACATGGTTGAAAGATTCTGATGTAAAAAGCATTGCACCTGATCAAGAAACTGTTATAGATGATTTTGGTACTCATACATATTTAGAAGCAGAACATATACCTTCAATAACAGAAGTATTTACAGATACCACTGCCGGAGGAGAAGCAACACAAAATACATTAGCATTTACATCAGGATCTAGTAATTATTATTACTGGCATTTGCCAGCAATAAGTCATCGACCTAGAAAAGATTCAGCTAGAAGTACAAATTACTATTATGATAGAGACGGTCTTAATGTTGATTTATATATTATGGATACAGGTGTAGCAGGAGCAATGTTGCAGGTTAATCAGGGTCCATCACAAAATGCAAAAACAGGAACTCCAGATACAATAGGTATTATGCATCCAGAATTTGTAGACAATAATTTTAACAATGGGCAAGGACAAGGATATAGAGTTATGCATGGTGGAGTACCTGGATTAAATGTAGGCACAGGATCTTCTCATATATCTGGCGGTTGGAACAATGAAGATACCCAAGGACATGGTACATATTGTGCTATGTTTGCTGCAGGCTTGTTGGCAGGTATTGCTAAAAAAGCATATATATGGTCTGCAAAATGTATGGATCGGGCAGGAACGGGAGCTAACTCAGGATACTTATCTGATATGCAATTAGCAATGGATAAAATTATTTTGCACCATCAGACAAAAGCAAATGGTAGACCGAGTGTATGTAATATATCTATTGGTGTATCATTTTATAGAGATTCTGCTAATATTAATATTAATGAATCAGTCGGTGATACTGTGAATGAAATGCTTGATGATAGTGAAAAAATAATGGGAAGTAATGGTATTTTTATTGCTAGATCTGCAGGTAATGGTATTAGAGATAATGCATCCGATAAGGTACCTCAAGGAGGAGTACAAGCTGCTTTTGTAACAGGACCTAGAACTTCGGCTATTACACAGACTATTCCTTGGAATATAGAAGATATAAATCAACCAAAATTAGGAGTTGGTGCATTAGAAGATACTGCGGTAGCAGGACAATCACTTCAGCCAGCTAACGAAGGAAACGGATGGTATAATTTAAGATTAACAGAATTTTCTAATCATGGCAATGCGGTAGAAATTTCTGCTCCTGGTGGTAATTTAGTAGTTCAACATTGGAATGCTACGGAATTTGTTAATAATAGTACATATCTAATAAGTGCTGCAGGAACATCTTATTCTGCTCCTATGGTAGCAGGTGTAGCATGTTTAAGATATCAACAAGATCCAGGAGCCGCACCGGCTGATGTTAAAACATTTATATTAGATGCAGCCAACAAACCTTATGATTACGAAAATTTAACAGAATTTACAAAACCACATGATCAAAGATTTCCTATAGTTAATAATCCAAAGTATATAGATAGTCCTATAGGCAATTTAGATAACATGCAAGCATTTAATAATAGTCAATATATTGCATTAAGAGTAAGTCCATATCATTATGGTGTAGCAGCAGGATCTAATGAAACTGCCGAATTAGAACATATGACATATAGCTCTGTTTCTTCTGGAGAAAAAACTAAAATTGCTATTGACGATTATGTAATGTTTGACGAACAAAATAAAACAGATATTGGTCATGGATTACCTAATTTGCATGGGATGGCACATAGGGTAAAATATAGATTTTCTATGTGGTGTGATTTAGAAATAGGACATCCTGTAGGAAATGTAAGCACACCACAAACTCCTAGCGATCAAACACCAGTTCTTTGGGCAGTCGATAGCAACTCTGCAAACAATGGTACTATTCAATTAACAGTAGTTAAAGCATCGCCTGTTGCTAATAATAAGGTAAGAGTGTGGCTGAATAAATCAAATAGTAATTATGTTAATGGAAATCCTTTTGATATATCTTCTATAACCTCGTCAAACTGGAATGGTAAATTTTTAACACAAGCAAATGCATCGGGTGTATATTTCGGTAAAATTTCTAATTTTACAGTAGCAACATCAAGTGAAATTGATACAAATAAAACATCGTTAAACGGATGGTTAGTTCTAAATTGTGATTCTACTGGAAATGCAAATATATCTGTTGATGGTCAAGGACTAAAAGTAGCAAATCTGTCTGGAACTAATTCGTTAGCAATTGATGTAAATTCGACGCCTGATCAAACATATAATGCTATTGCCTCATGGAATATTGGAGTATTTAGAGATGGTTTATTATTAGATTCGGGCAATGATACTATAACAACCGTATCAATAAATGCCTTATATGACACAGGAAGTACAGTTCCTATTAGAGATTATTTACCATTGCAGGAAACTCCTCAGCGTACATTATTCACATGGTATGTACCTAAAGAATTAAGAGTGCCTAATTTAGCAGGGTCAGGATTTATAACTAATACTGCTCAATCAATTTCTGCTTCACAAGGAGAAGTTATCAATTTAAATTTAGGTATGGCGTGGGTTGACATAAACAGTAGTTGGATTATAGGCTATCAACATTTAGAGGTAGATTCTCAAACATATCAAGTTGCAGGTACAGTTCCTGCAGGACTGACGTTAAATACAACAACAGGTACATTAACAGGCACAATCACGTCTGATGAAACTGTAACAAATACATTTACAATTTCAGCACATGGTGTTCAAGCATCATATACGTTTAACATAACCGAAATAGAAGAAACTGGTTATTTTTATGATGGAACTGATTTACGAATACCAGGACGAGTAATAGATAATTGGATAGAAGTTAAAACAGATAATTATCAATTAGCAGTTAATAAAAATTATATGATAGATTCAGGAGCTTTAACTGGGCTTCCGATGAATTTAACAATGCCTAGTAGTGCAAAAATGGGAGATACAATAATTCTTATGGATGCTACAAGTACTGCTGGCACTAATGATTGGATAATAAATCCAAATGGTTTAAAAATCCATACTCCTGGTAACGGAACAAGTACCTGGACAGTAAGTACAGTTGATGTTCAATATGAACTTGTATATTTTGAATCTACTAGAAGTGCAGGTCAAACAGGATGGATAATTAGAGTGACATCATGAAGTTTTTAAAGAAGAAAAACATAGATACTGCCGAAGTACAACAAGATATTTTTACAGGTAACGGCATTCTAACTGAATTTAGTTTAACATTTACAGTAATGCATGTAAAGCAATTATTTGTTACTATTGACGGGTTAACACAAGAACCTACTGCTGGTGGCAATTCGGCTGCATATAGTATTAACAATGCAGGCGATAAAGTAATCTTTACAGAAGCACCACCTAATGGATCAAAAATTTTATGCAAGTATATAGAAGCATCTCCTATATCTGTTTCAACTGTCGCAAACAATAGCATAGGAGTAGATGAATTAAATTTATCAGAAGGCGCCGATGGACAAGCATTAACAACAAACGGATCAGGAACAATTCAGTTTAGTTCTGTAAAGTCTCCTTTTATTGAATATAAAAATGCAAATTTTACAGTATTGGCAGGACAATCTGTACAAATAGATACAACAAATAATATTGTTACTATGACCTTGCCTGCTTCACCAGTACAAAATGATGCAATTCAAGTAGTAGATGCTGGCGGCAATTTTCAAACAAATAACTTGACAGTAGCACGAAACGGTAAAACTATAATGGGTGTAGCGGATGATTTAGTAGTCGATTATAACATCGCTTCATTTGGTTTAGTTTATAACGGTACAACCTGGAGGGTATTTCAGTAATGCCATTAACAAAAATTAGTGCAGGAGTAATATCAGATGATTCTATAACTACTACTAAAATAGGTGCAGGACAAGTAGGCACAACTGATATTGCTAATAATGCAATAACAGCTGATAAACTAGATACTATATTAAATTTATCATCTAAAACATTAACATTACCAGCAAATAGTATAACAGCTACTGAATTAGAAAATTCTCATAGTTCATCAGATTATTATAAATTTTTACAACTTGACGGTACAGGTAATCTTCGATGGTTTAATCCTCAAACTGTACCTATACCTTTTTCTTCAGTTTCGGGATCCATAGCAAGTAGTCAAATTGATACAGGAACAATAACAAATGCTATGTTAGTAAATCAAACTATAGAAGGATCTAAAATTGCTCCTTTAGAAGTAAATGACACCCATTTAACACAAACATTAGATTTATCATCTAAAACATTAACATTTCCTACAAATATAGCATTTACTAATATAACTGTTTCTGGCACTTTAACAGTTTCTGGAACAACAACAACTATAGATACAAATACATTAAACGTCAAAGATAGAATTATTACAGTTAATCAAGGAGAATCCGGAGCAGGAATTTCTAATGGTACTACAGCCGGAATTGAAATAGATAGAGGCACTTCGGACAACGGATATATTATATTTGATGAAACCTTGGATAAATTTCAATTTAAAATAGGTGGTAATTTAGCTACCGTAGAATATGCAGATCAAGGAGCAGTTCCTGATAGTGTAGGATATACTGAATTAAAATTAACAAATACAACAGATCCGGGTGCCGGAAATAATTATTTTTTAGAATCAGACGGAACAGGAAGAGTGCAATTTGCACAAGTTAATCCGTCAAGTTTTAATGTTGCAGGGGTAGTAACAGGCACATTAGGTAACACTAATTTAGCACCTGGTTCAGTTAAGGCAATACATTTAGATACTAATTCTGTTACATCAGGATCATTGTCCCCAATTATTGATTTTACAGGAAAAACTGCTGTTTTAAATCCAAATGATGTTAAAACGGCAATCAATGCTTCAGGTGCATTTGTAATAACCAATACAGGTTTTGAATTACCTCCGTTACACGTTACGGGTGCAAAAATAGCCCAAAACACAATAACAGTAGATAAACTTGCTACTACATTAGATTTTAGTAATTATACAATAACTCTACCTGCAGGTACAACAGATCCTCAACTTAATAGTATAGATCAATCACATTTAAAACAAGATTCTGTACATTATAGTGAACTAGCAACATCTAATGCAGGTATAACAGGACAGGTATTATCTTTAGATACCGGCAATACCTTTAAATGGATTCCGATGGAAATTCAAGATCCTGTATGGTTAGGAGGTTTTTGGCCTGATGTAAAAGAAAATTATTCATTTGCAGTTACGTTTTCAAATGGCGATATGACCGTTACTATGAAGAATAGAGATGGCAATGATTTAGATAATACACAAAGTTTAAATTCAGGTTATTCTAGGTTTGGATTTAGAAGTGCAAATAAACATGAATCTACATATACAGTACATAAACAAACGTCAAATATAGCAATCACAATTCCTAAGTTATATGGATTAGATTCATTAATAGGTGATTCAGGAGTATCTACAGGATGGCGAAGACTTTATGTGTATGGTTATTTAGTTGGCGGTACTACTATGAAGTTAGCAATTAGTGGTAAAATTGCAGTAGATGAAGGTACTACACAAAATACTGTTTTGTTTACATCTGATACAGCTCCTGGCTTAAACAATAAATTGTATGGTGTAGATGCACAAACAGGAGTTCCGATTAGATTGCTTGGTAGAATATTAGCTCAAAATTGGAGTTCTGCTAATGGATGGAGTTCTACAAATTCTGATATAGAATTATCTGTGCATTTTCATACTAACCAATATGAGTTTGTATAATGGCATCAACGAGAGCTTATTCATATCGAAAATACAAAAAGTTAATGTATCATCTTGCCAGTGTTCCTGGTGTTTCTTTTAAAGATTTGTTTTTAGCAATTATTAATGAAGGTATTCATTACCTTAGACACATGGATGTTGACCCTGCTGAGGTAGCTTTTATATCTTCTAATACAGTTCAATTAACCGGTCCTAACGCAGATAAAAGTTGTAAAATTATAATTCCTGATGCAACTTATACAGGGGCTCCTACTTTTGAATTTACTAACAGATCTACTGCTACAACTTCTGATTACCTTACAACCGGATCTGTCGAATTTCCTAGAACAACAAATTGTAATTCTAATTTAAAACATTCTGTCAATGGCACAAATATTACAAATCCTAAAAGTTTAGCAGTATTGCAAGAATGTCATATAGAACTTGGGCCGCCTACTGATACATGGGGTGCAGGATTTGGTCGTGTCGATTTTAGAGTAACTACAACTCATCCTCCGCCTAATGGACAATTATATCTTTGTAGAATGGATTATACAGAATGGCCTATAACAGATGACAATATTTTCTTTCATCATAGTGTACCGGTTTATGTAGATGGTACACAAACAACGGTACAATTTCAGAACTTAATGCCTGGTTATCATATGTTTGCATTAATATGGCATTCAGATCAACTTAATGCTACTCAAATATATTCAGGAAACGGAACATATTATCCTAGATTTACATTTGAATTAATGAACAAAGCGGAATATTCTAATTACATGACTAATGTTAGGCCTGTAAACGAGCCAACATTTTTTACAAATACTAATTCTCAATATTTTTACGAAGATGATAAAGGAGTGAAAATTTTAACTGAAGCAGGAATAAAACAATTTTTTAGCGAAGCATTATCTTTAATAAAAAATGATAGTTTATTTCCTACATCGGCGTTTAACGGATCACCATCTCATTTAAATGTTCCGGCAGCAGTAACAAGATTAAGTACTTGGCTTGGTACAACTCAAGATATAATAGCAAAAGAAAACTATCAAATATTTATAGATTGGCTTCGAACTATGTTTAAGTTTCATACTTCGAGCAACATTAATTTACTAATAAATGATCGTTATTTTCCTGCACCACTAGAAATACACGGACAGACAGGCGGCACAGGACCTACTTCATCAATACCGACGCTTAATGAACATATTAGAAAAAATGAAAATTTTTTATCTGATTTAATGTTAACATGGGAAGAGACACCGTCTAGCGGGGTAGAGTCGTATGATATAGAAATAATGCCAGACGGAGCAGGGACAGGTTATACTGCGACATCTACTTTAACTGCTACATTAGATGCAAACGGTCAATATGAATATACATATGTAGGTGATACTGCTACTGCCGGAACAGTCTATTATTCGGGTCCTGGAGGGAAAACAGAATATTATATAGGACGTTCTCATACTGATGTAGCATGGAACGGGGTTCAGCCTTGTACTTGGGGGACTGGACAAAAACCTACAACAGAACATTATATTCAAAAAGAAGCAAGAGGCACAACTTGGGCGGGTGCTACTAAAATATTGAATTGGATTCAAAATGACGGATACAGACGATTTAAAATAACATTACAAGATAGTCAAGTTTTACAATTTACAGTTAATACGGTAGCTGAATCACCTTTTGCTGACGGCTGGAACACTCAAGCAAATAGCCCTAACTATCCTACTAATCCATATTATCCTGACGGCATAATGGTACAGTTAAAAGTTACATATGATCCAGGCAAAGGATTTGATGATGTGGTAGATGCATTTAACACTGGTTTTGGTACGTCTTTTTATACTTGGTTAGGAGCTTGGGAGTTACCTACTATAACAGGTATTTATGGAACTAGAGGATGGTTAGTAGAACCTATAGAAATTACATATCCTTTTTTAGGTCCAGGATCTTTGCAAAATAGTTTAAATTATCAAGTAAAAGATACTTCTAACAATACATATGCAACATTAACAAGTTCAAACATTAATATTTTAGATAATGGTGATAAATTTAAACTAGATCTGGGATCTTCATGGGCAAATAAAGCGGTAGAAATTCAAATAGAACCTATACATGGTGGTTTCACTATAGGTAACCAACAACCATATCCTAGTTATTATTCTAGTACTAATACTGCTGGTTCTACATATCGAATACAGGATGTAAAAAATACAGGAATAGTTGTCAAATTACCTAATGATTGGAATCCTTTAGTTAAAACCCAAACAAGCGGAGTATTTTTTAGTGACAATTTTCCAAAAAATTTTTATTATTCTATTATTGCAAAAATGTCAGAAATGGACAATAACTATCCAGTAGGTGATAGTTCAAGGATTGTGCGTGGTGGTTATGCAACTAGGAAACAACAAATAAAAGCAATATCTATAGACAAAAACTTTCGTCATATTGATAGACAAACAGGTTTATATCCCGAAGATATAATTTATAGTCAAATTGGCGATCAAGGTTATAGAATTCATAGTTTCAGTAATGTTAATTCATATACGCAATTATACACCATATTAATAACAGAGTTAATTACTATTGATTTGTTATTAATAGGTGGTGGCGGAGCAGGCGGATATGCAACAGGTGATTCTTCAAACGAACATATAAGATACGGCGGTGGTGGAGGAGGCGGAGAAGTACGGCTTCTTGAAAATATTACAATAAATCCAGGATATTATACAATTACTGTAGGTAAAGGTGGAGACCAAACAGACGTAACTTTACAAGGTAATGGTGAAGACACAGTTGCATTTAATTATATAGCAAAAGGTGGCGGCCGAGGTGGCGGTGGTGATCCGGCACTAGGTACTTCTTCTTCTGCAGCCGAAAATCAAGTAGGAAGAGATGGTGGAACAGGCGGTAATGGCGGCGGCGGTTGGAGTAAATTAAGCATATCAGGGCAAACAACAACTTTATCATTTGGCTCTGGCGGTTCTTCAAATGGTACTGTTACTGGATATCAAGGCGGATCGGGTACTGCTTCAGGAGCAGGTGGCGGAGCAGGTGCAGGCTCCCAAGGCGGTGACGGACCAGCATATGACTCAAATAGCAAGTTTTTTGAAAACGAAGTATCTTATGTTAGATATAAATCCGGAACTGGTAGTCAAAACTGGTACGGAATAACAGGTACATCATGGTATGCAGGTTCTAATGGAAATAATGGTCCTAGCAGAGGAGGAAAAGGAGTTATTATTGATTTTGACGGAACAGGCGAAAAAGAATACGGAATGGGAGGCCAAGGAGGAGGTGGCATAGGAGGATATCCTAGAACCAGCAGTATAACAGGCTATTCTAGTAATTTTAATATGCCAAATGATGGTCCTTATTTAAAAGTAGAAGAAGTATGGTCCGGAGGTTATCCAAATATAAATTCAGGGGTTGCTTGGGATGGGGGCAATACTCCATCGTTAGTATTTCCTAATTCTGCCTATACAAATCCATATTCAAGCAGTGATTACAGATTTTCACCTACTTCCGACGAATCTTATATTGCTAGAGGAGGATTATTCACGCAACTTATAGAACCTGTAAATCCTCAAAATGGTATGAATGGAAGAGGAGGCGGAGGAGGAGGCGGTTCTGCTGTATTTAATGATGGATTAGGAAATGATGCTATAACTTCGCCTAATGCTACAACTGGTGGTCACGGTTATGTAGCATTTAGATATAAATGGGCAAATAATAGCGGGGCTCCGGTATATGAATATACAAAAACAACATATACAACTTATGCTTCATTGGAAGATGACGGACATGGATATTTAAGAGAAGCGTTACCTAACGAAAAAGGTTCAGGAAACGAACAAGTAAATGGTGTTTGGACTCCTAGACGTGATATGTTCTTAAATGCCAATATGGGAAGTAGGCAACATATTGTAATAAAATTAGATCTTCCGCCTACTGCTGGTACAATAATAAATGTTCGATTACATTTATATATGGTTAGTAAAACATCAAATGGTGGTACATATCCAATTGGAAATTTAAGAGAGATATACGGAGGCCAAATTGAAATATCTCATCCATCATGGAATTCTAGAGTAGCAAATTATAATAACAATAATCTTTGGGGCACAGCAGGTGCTATGGCATCCGGAACTGCTAATCCTACCATTTTAGATTCTGTAGATTTTTCAACACAAAGTACAGGATGGGTAACATGGAATATAGTAGGTCCTAATGCTATAAATTCAGCAACATGGTTTCCAGGATTAGGAAAAGCATTGGTTATATATGATGATAGAACAAATATTTCAGATAGTGAAACTGTCGGTTTCTATCAGGGCGAATCTTCAGCCCAACCGTGGCTTATATCTGATGAATTTGCCCCGAAAGTAGAAGTTGTATATCAAGCCTAATTTAGTATAGTTTGGATTTTTTTAATGCATGATTTATCATAAAATACTAACTTTGCACCGCTATGTAATGGCTTTGGCCACGAGCCTATATTAACCCAACAATATCCACTAGATTCGTTATTTAATTCAGGCACAAATTCGTTTCTAACTGTTATTACAAATGTAATATAATTAAACCCATTTTTATCGGATTTAAAAATATGTAAAGGATAAACTCGTTGAAATGATGGAATCTTTCCCATTTCTTCAGTTAGTTCTCTATGAAGTGTATCTATAGGTTTTTCGTTATCTTCGGCTTTACCTCCCCAGAAAGCCCAAGTAGTAGGATGACTAACATTTTTAGATCTTTGTTGGAGCAATATTCTGTTAGTAGATGTGCAAAGAAATATTGCTCCTACACCGCTAATCATAAATATACACGCCAAAACCCTGGCAAAAAGTTACCCTCGAGATAACTTTTCCATTCGGTTCCATCCCATTTGTATTTTTTATTATTAGCACTATTTGTTGTAAAGTTTGAAGTTGATGTTTCACTAGAATCAAAACTTACAGACCAGCCACCGACAACTTCTGTAAATACATACGGAATTGAAAGTGTATATGATCTTACTAGATCAGTATGATTACCCACAATAAACATTTTTGTACCGTCGGGACTGATGTGTATACCTGAAGGATTTGTGGTTCCGGGCCCTATAACATAACGTTCTACAAATGTAGCTGATGATACGTCCCATGCTGTAGATAATTTATATAAATTTACTTCATTACCTCCGGTACCAACTATAAACAATCTTATGCCATCGGTACTAAACTCTATACCAAATGGTTCCCAATCCCCAGAAGCCCAACTATCACCTTTATTGCCTACATGAAAATCCTGATTAAATGTTGCAGTTGAAATGTCGAATGCGGTAGATAAATTGAATTCATATATCTTGTCCTTCTGTGCACCTGTAATATACATCTTAGTACCATCTGGTTTAAAATCAAGACCAAAATTAGAGGTTTCATTAATAAGTGTTGAAGTAACAAGTGTTTGAGTAAAACTTGCTGTTGATACATCAAATCCGGTTGTTAATGCATACTCGTGAACCTTTGTATTTCCTACAATAAACATTTTCTTACCATCAGCATTAAATTTTACTGACATTGGTTTAAGCTCTTGTGAATTAACATTAAAACTATCTACAAAAGTAACTGTTGACGAAAGGTCAAATCCAGATGAAAGTGTGTATTCATTTACATCGTCGCCGGTTTGACCGACAATAAACATTTTTGTTCCATCATTGTTAAATGTAATTCCCCTAGGGTTTATTTCTTCAGAATTTACACTATAAGTTGGTCCGGCAGTAATGGTGCCCTGTGAGCCGTCTATACTTGCAAATGCAATAATATCATTTTTCTTTGCACCCGATAAACTCCCCCAATTAGCAGTAACAGGCAAATCGGCTGTTAGTAGATATCGATGCCCGACTCCTGCGGATGCAAAAGTACCATCGCCGGGATAATTAGCAGTAGGATCAATAAAATTAGTAACTGCTGTTACTGTATCTGCCGGTATGGTACTAGATGTTACAGTCCATGTTAATTCGTCATTTTGGCTACCTGCTGCTAATGTTCCTGTAACTTTAAAACTAGCACTAGACTCAATAACATGATCCATTAATTTAATATAACTAGTACCTGATCGTAATGCACCCGACCTTTCAGCAAAAAGTTTTGTCCAAGTTTGCGTAGTCGAAGACCCATCTTGATCTAATAAAGTAATAGTTGTTCCTGAAACATTAATCATTCTATCATTATATGTTGTTGCAAGAAAGCTAGACGGAGCATTTGTAATAGTACCTGTTGCTCTGAAGTCAGCCATCTCAGAATCATTTTTTGCAAGCATTATATTTGATAGAATAGTATGTATTAATGTTTGTTTAGATACTTTAGATGCTACAGATAAATGAATAGGCATAGTAAATGTCATAGATGCTATATCTATAGTATCTTCAACACCCGTAGGAATGCTTCTGTTAGACCACTGCAACCCTGTTAATTCTACATATGTTAATCTAGTCCAATCAAAGGGGTTGCTTGAAGAAACTAGATTGACAGAAGGATTATATAATGTTAAAATTTGTTCTAGTAATTGGAATTTTTGTTCTGAATTACTTGTCCACAAATCTACCTGCATAGTTAAATTATATGGAACAGGCATCATTCTTTCTATTTGATATGTATCACCGACTTCGTTGTCGTATGTGTTTGTAGCAGGATTAAGTTTCTTCTCAAATACTTGTACTTTAGAAGTACCGTAAGGATCTTTTCTTGCTTCTGGTAATAAGTCTACAGACTGAACCCAACAACTCATAAAAGGAGTTGAGTTGATAACATTTTCAGAATTTTGTCTTAATATGTGGGCGGCCATTCTAGATGAATCACCGTACCTAACAGGAACAGTTCTGTATGTATTATCTGTTCTGTCGATTTCAATTTCAAAATCTGAAAACATTTTTATAAATTGTTGTATTAAACGTCTAAATTGTTTATCGTAAAAAAAATCCATTAACTTACCCTCCTAAAAAGTCTTAGGCCTCCTGCGGTATCGGTTACCCATGTTTTTTTCTCCTGCATAAAAGACACGTGATTTGATACAAAAGGACTACCATGATATAACCAATTTCCCCAGAATGCACAAAATTGTCGAAATGCTCCTCTACAGGTACTACTCCATAACCAAGGAATATTATTATTAGAGGCGACATTATAATCTCCTGGCCAAGCTTCGCCTGTAACAGATGAAGCCAACGGATGACTTGGGTTATTTACTATAAATGTTTTAAGAAACATTAGTTCGTCAATTGCCGGCACATACCAATCATGATATAAAGTGCTATCTAAGCTATTTATGTTGGCTTTATATCCTGTTTTATTTTTATCGTGGCAAAATTTATGAGGTCCGCCGTGGGCTACTCCATCATCGGCAACAAACGCAGGTCTAGAAATAGCTTTTAAATGATTAGCCAATCCATCTGTATATGAATATCCATTTACATATATATCATGATGCGGATGTCCCCAAATTTCTCCTCCTATGTACTGACCAGGATGATTAGGATCATTTGCATTATCCCATTCTGCACCTCTGCCAATTTGTGAGACATAACTTTTCATATATCTATGTTGACTAAAATAATGTGTCATGGAGTTAATATTACCTACTTGACCTGCATTAAATGTTGGATCTAAACCAGGCAATGGCCAATAAGATTGCCAAGCAACAGGATAACCTGAATAATTAGCATATTCTGATCCTGAAAAACTTAATTTATCTTGAAGAAAATTACCAGAGTAATAATTATTTTCTATACCACCGTAATCTGACATACAATCTGTTATCAATATTTCTGGAGTATCTTCGTTACCTGTCCAACTACCACTAACTTTCCGGTATTCGCCATAGCGATACCAGTTGGTGTTAGTCTCAGGAAAGATAGTTGCTTGTACTCTCGACCAACCTAAATAAGGGCCATTACCTAATACAGGAACAAATTCATATCCTCTTAAAGGTCCGCCTGGTGCCGAAGTATGTGTCTGCAAATTGCTCATCTCACCATACATGTCACCTCTATTAAATGCTTGACTCCAATCTTGACCTATTAAATTAAAAAAGGCGTATTTGTCTCTCTTCCAGTTTGTATTTGTTGTGCCCCAATCATCATGTTTCATTTTAAATAAACCAAATGAAGGTGGATAAAAACCTTGCCTATAAGCACTATCTACACCACAGCTCCATCTAGTGTATAGCTCACCTTCTTGTTGAGTATAACTCAGCATATTTGTATGGTCTTCCTGAACCTTAGCCGATCCTTCTGGCCCCCAACCGGATCCGTCGTATTGCGGTCCCATAGTCAATAAATCCCAACGAAATCGATAATGCGGTAACGGGTTTGAATCTATAGTACCTGATATAGTATTACAATTCTTATAAGAATCAGCATGAAACTGGCCAAAAGCACCAATCAGATCGGTTCCGTTTGCAAGCACACCCACATTTCCAGATTGCCTTAAGCCGAAGTTTCCGCCACCACCGCCATGTGGTTGATGGCTATTAGCACCATCATTTCTAGAATTCAAATCAATGTGACCAGGATAACCACCATATGATCTAAGTATAGTACCATCTTCAGGTAATCCCGAATCAGGATCTACTCTATGGGAACCTCTTCCTTCTTTAAATCTGTTGCCTGAATGATCGGCTAATGCAGGAGTATAGAATGATCTATCATGAAATGCATTAAAATCTGCATTTGAGTAAGCAAGATCGAGCTTAGGATTAGGATTAGTCGATGCATTATATTTAAGGTATGAATGTTCATGAG